AGGTGGTGATGGCGTGTCGCTGTTTAGTACAGCACACCCACTGGTCAATGGCGGTACTAACGCCAATACGCCAACCACCCCCGCCGATCTGAACGAAACAGCCCTCGAAGCTGCCGTCATTCAAATCGCTGCATGGACCGATGAACGTGGTCTGTTGATTGCTGCGCGTCCTAAGAAACTGGTCATCCCGCCAGCTCTGATGTTCGTCGCTACGCGTCTGTTGGATACTGAACTTCGCGTCGGTACTAACAACAACGATATCAATGCAATCAAAAACAACGGCTCAATCCCAGAAGGCTACACAGTCAATCACTTTTTGACTGCTTCTAATGCATGGTTCTTGACTACTGACGTACCTAACGGCTTGAAACACTTCGAGCGCGTGGCTATGCAGAATTCAATGGATGGTGATTTCGACACAGGTAACGTCAGATATAAATGTAGAGAGCGTTACAGTTTTGGTTTCAGTGATCCTTTGGGTGTTTACGGCAGTTACTAAGCAATAAAGCACTTTTTAAAAGGCCTTTACGGGCCTTTTATTTATTTATTGCGTATAAAGGTAGTTAGTGATATACTTTAAAAACACTAACCTTTTCGGAGTTTATATCATGGCAGTAATCTATAAAATATTAAATGTAGTAAATGACTGTTTTTATATTGGAAGTGCAGTAAACGAAAAAAGACGGCGGTGGGAACATTGGACAGCTTTAAAAAAAGGAGTGCATCATTGCAAAAAATTACAAGAAGCATGGGGGGTATTTGGGGAAGACGCTTTTGAATTAGTTATACTGGAAGAAGTAGCCGTAGAAAAAAGGTTGCAGATAGAAGACCTATATTTACAGCAGCATGCAAAAAAAGAGTACTGTTACAACACTATGTCAAGCACAAAAGGTTGTGCAGAAGATGTAAGTATACGAGAGCAAATAGGCCGTTCGCTAAAAAAGTACTATATAAACAATGCCCACCCACGCCAAGGTACGCAGCATAGCGAAAAAACAAAAGATAAAATAAGTTCCTCACGTACAGGTAAAAGTGCCGGAGAAGCCCATTACCGCTATGGCCAAGTAGTATCTGAAGAAGTACGTAAAAAAATAGGGGACACACAACGCGGCGTCACTAAAGCGCCGCGCACATTCAGTGCGGAAGGTCTTTTAAAAGCCCAAGAAAACATGCGCCGCAACGCGCATAAAAATATGCCAGCCAATTTTACCGAGGTGCACGCCAAATTTACAGAAGAAGTACAACAAAGATACAACTTTGAAAAAGCGGTATATACCGGAGCACTGGCCCGCATAGAAGGCGTCATATGCCATACGCACGGGGTATTCTCTCAGTATGCCGCACAGTTCCGTAAAGGACGCGGTTGCCCGGACTGCGGCGTGGAACAACGCGCACAAAGTAAAAGTGCACAAATGAAAAAAGCATGGGCAGACGAAGCGTACCGAACAAGTACAATAGCGCAACAAAATAAAGGCCGCAGTTTAAAATGACCCCAAAGTCCCGTGTCGAAGCCCTCGCCACAAACAAGAAGCACTACGTCACGGGACGTCCTTGTAAAAACGGCCACTACGCGCCAAGAAACATGTTCAGGCAGTGCTTAACCTGCAGTAATAACAGGAGTAAAGTATATAAAAAGTCTCACCCAGAAAAGATACGTACATCTAACTCACTGCGTAAGAAACGCACCCAGATAGCAACGCCTAAATGGTTAAAGCAACGGCACAAAAAAGAGATCCGCGCCATGTACGAAGCGGCCATGTTAATGACCGAAGTAATGCAAGAGCCCTACGTTGTAGACCACATTGTGCCGTTAAATGGAAAAACTGTTTGTGGACTTCATGTCCCATGGAATTTGCAGGTAATCACAGCGCACAAAAACTCAAAAAAATCAAATAAATTAATTGACAACCCCTAGTGGCTATGTAATCATCTAAGCATCTGGGATTTTGCTCTTACCATGACTGCCCCAGCAGACGATGCAACGACAGGTAAGGGAACCTTTGCATAGGAAATTAAAATGGCACGCACAGTTTTTGATGGCCCGATTTTATGTGGTCTGAACCGCTTTGGCCCTACACGCGATGTAGGCTACGCTGACTTAGTTCAGCAATGTGATGTAAATTTCACTAACACCGTTTATGGAACTCCCGGCTACGCCGGTGCTTCAGGCCAAGCTGCCTGGGGTAACGCTATTCCTAACGTCAATGGAACTCTCTACGTTCCACAAGCAGGTGCCTTTAGTAATTTGGGTTCAGTAGCGATTGCTCCAACTTCAGATTCTACTGGTGCTGCGGGAACGTTGTATCGCACTTCAGTTGTTTATTTGCCTGCAGGCGCAAGTATCAACGACATCTTTGTTGACTGTGGTGTTGTACCCACAGTTTCAGGCGGCACAATCGGTACGATTTCGGTGAACGTAGGTAATCAGTTTAACGGTTCTCAGTACGCTTCCGTAACGGCTGTTTCTGCAGTAGGTCGTCAAACCTTAGCAGCCTTCACTGATACACAGTATATTGCGCAGTCGAGCACAACCCAAGACTTCCAAAACCCTGTTGTTGGTCAACAGCCTACATGGTTCTCCCAAGTCGTCTTCACTATCGTTGTTCCGTACACTGTATCAGCCTCTGCGCTGACTGCAGGTAAATTCTACTTGACTGTTCGTTACACACAAGCAGACGGTAATATTGGCTCTATTACTGTTTATCCAAACGGTAACTTCGACTAAGCTTTGGTAGGGGCTTCGGCCCCTTTTTAGGAATCTTAAATGACATATCCAAATGCCGGTAATGGCCGTCCAAAGTCCGTAAGTGCGAGAGGGGTAACAGAACCTTTTGACTTACAAGTATCTAGACAAGATATTGCGTATCATTGGCAGTTTGACCTATGTGGATACACAAGTAATATAGGTACTACTACAGGCGCATTGTGGGAAGGCCAAACAGGAACTAGTGGCTTGTACGTGTACCCTTCTAGCGCTGTATTAATGACGTTTGTATCAACTTCTGCAAGTGACACCTCCACAGTAACAATCAACGGTACTGACGCTAACTTTAACATGCTGTCCGAAACGGTAAAGCTGAACGGTGTTACTGGCGTGAATACAGTAAATGCGTACTTCCGTGTGAATAGTATTATGTATGTTGGTGGAACAAACGTAGGTGTGATCACTGCTAAGAATGGCGGTATAACGTACGCGCAGATCAATGTAGGTATTGGCCAAAGTCAGATGTCGGTATTTACCGTCCCTGCAAACTTTACGCTGTTCATCAACACTGTACAAGCGCAAACAAATATCCACTATACGACAACAATCGATTATGTTTTGTCGGAGTACAATAAGCAAAATATTGCTTCCCAGATTCCTATTAACGGCTATCTGACAACATATCAAGCAGGTTCGTCTACTACATTGGGGCAGTCACCAACAAATGCATTGTTCCAGACTTTTTATTTACCCCCAACACTGCGCCCAGCAGGTACAGATATTCAATGGTTAATGGTAGCTTCGTCAGGTACAACCAATCCAGGAAGTGTCCTTGTCTCTGGATACTTAATTGCGAACACGGTGAGCTAAATGGCGACGACTCCCGCATGGACTAGAAAAGAAGGCAAGAGCCCAGCGGGAGGTTTAAACGCTAAAGGTAGGGCCTCTGCAAAGAAACAAGGAATGAACTTAAAGGCTCCCCAGCCCGAAGGTGGAAAACGTAAAGACTCATTTTGTGCCAGAATGGAAGGCATGAAGAAAAAGCTGACTAGTAGTAAAACCGCTAAAGACCCGGACAGCCGGATAAATAAAAGCTTACGTGCATGGAAGTGTTAAAATGAAAGTATTCGACTATATCCCGCTTGAAGATAAGCATATTTTGGATGCAGTATCTATAACAGCGACCATCGGAGCGCTCTTGAACATGTTACCTGCTATTGCTACTTTACTATCTATTGTGTGGATCGCCATTAGGATATGGGAGACTGATACTATTCAGAAACACTTCGGGCATAGCCGCGACGAAGTAGATAACATTGTTGGAAATGTATTGACAGGTGTAGTCGTTAAGGAGGATATAAGTGCCAAGCACGAGTAAATCCCAAGCGCATTTAATGGCTGCCGTCGCGCACAATCCTGCTTTTGCAAAGAAGGTGGGTATCCCTCAGTCCGTAGGTAAGGACTTCAACAAGGCCGACAAAGGCCATAAATTTTCACAAGGCGGAACTATGGCTACTAAAAAAATGGCAGAAGGTGGACTGGCTAAGAAAGAACACCAGCATCTAGCTACACATCACATGAACATGGCAGCGCATCACATGGCAGCAGCAGGCGAAGATAGCCGCAACCCAACTATTGAGAAGGGCGAGTCAAAGCGCCCACACGGTGAACACTCAATTCAAGAACGCGGCAAGACGCGTGCAATGGAGCCTAAGATGTCGGGCACAACTACTGGTTTGAAAAAGGGCGGCACTGCCCGCAATAAATAGGAGCTATCATGAGCAAAACAGAACGCGAAGTACCTCACATGAACGAAAGTGAACAGAAACATGCACATAACGTCGATCACGTTATGGCGCACTACAAAGAAGGCGGGCACACCCATGAAACCGCAAAGAATGCAAAGCACGCTGCGGGGCACACCCCTTTCCACGAGCATGTTAAAAAGATGTCCCACGGTGGTAAGTGCTAACTAAGGAACGACAATGGCAACGATGATGAAGAAGGGTTCTAAACCGAACCCAGCAGCAATGGCAGCTTTAGCAGCACGCGCACAACAAGGTGGCCCCCCAGTACAAGGTATTCCCGGTGGTATGCCAAGTGGTGGTATGCCAGGTGGCGGTATGCCTCCTCCTTCTGGTGCTGCTGGTGGCCCTCCAGGTATGAAGAAGGGGGGTAAGACTAAGAAGATGGCTGTTGGTGGTTCGGTAACACGCGGTGATGGTATTGCTGCACGGGGCCACACCAAAGGTAAAAACTGCTAGGAGTTATGATGCGCGCAAGTCGAGGGATGGGAAGTATTTCCCCAAGTAAAATGCCAAAAGCAAAGCGCGCACAACGGCGTGATAATACGAACTTTGACGAGTACTCCAAAGGGGGGAAAGTCAATAAAAAGAAGGTAAGTAAAAATGAAGACATTCCAACTAAGCGATGCCGATGTTAATGACACTGTTGCTTTTATTACCCAATACTTAGAAGCACAGCGCGCCAGTTTTGGTGGCGAAAATAGTTCTTTGCGTAGCGTACTTAATGCGCTGCTAGTACCTGTTGTGCAAGTAGTTGACGTTCCAGCAGCAGTATAAGACCCTTAAATAATTGGATAAAAAATGAGCACAGCACTCACGTCAGGCACAGCCGCATATAACCCAGCACTGACGGAGCTTGTTGAAGAAGCCTTCGAGCGCGCAGGTAGTGAGTTACGCTCCGGCTATGACTTAAAGACAGCAAGACGCTCATTAAATATATTGTTTGCCGATTGGTCTAATCGCGGTATTAATATGTGGACGATGGATCAGCAGACCATCACGCTTGTTCAAGGGCAGTCAACCTACGCACTTCCTGCGGATACTGTAGACATCTTAGAGCAGGTTATTCGTACCAGCGCCAATAGCAGTTCCAATCAAGCCGATCTGACCATTACACGTATTAGCGTATCCACATACGCGACGTTACCAAACAAACTACAGCAAGCACGTCCTATTCAAGTTTGGATACAGCGCTTGACTGCACAGAATACACCTACAGCAATTACAGTAGCTTCGGCAGTTGGCTTGACAGATACCACAATATCGCTTTCGTCCGTAGTGGGACTTCCTGCATCAGGATTTTTACTGATAGGTAGTGAAACAATATTTTACCAGTACATTGCTAACGGCACCCTTAATACGGTAGCACGCGCACAAAACGGTACGGTTGCTGCAACACACGCAGCAGGAACAGCCGCCATAATACAGTACCTCCCAGCCATTACCGTTTGGCCGATTCCAGATGGCGCGCAGACATACACTTTTGCTTACTGGCGTATGCGCCGCAGTCAAGATGCTAACGGCGGTGTTGGTGTTATGGACATTCCCTTCCGCTTCTTACCTGCGCTAGTAGCAGGACTTGCCTACTATTTATTGTTGAAACTTCCGGTAGCCCCAGATACAATGATGCGTATGCAAATACTTAAACAACAGTATGACGAAGCTTGGCAACTTGCTTCAGAGGAAGACCGTGAGAAAGCAAGTGTTCGGTTTGTTCCACGGCAGATGTTCATAGGCCGGAGCTACTAAATGGGGAATCGTTTTTCCTCGGGCAAGAACGCGATTGCGGAATGCGATCGTTGTGGTTTTCGCTATAAGCTGACCGAACTAAAACGAGAAGTAATTAAGACAAAAAACTATGAGCTGTTAGTATGTCCTAATTGCTGGGACCCAGATCACCCACAGTTGCAATTAGGTATGTTTCCTGTGGACGACCCACAGGGCGTAATGAACCCAAGACCAGATCGCACGTACTATGCGGCGGGGCTATTAAATGGGGTTCCAAGTGTAGGATCACGCGATATACAATGGGGATTTAGTCCTGTTGGGGGCGCTAATAGTAATAACGGAATACTGATAACACCTAATGCGCTGGTAACAAGTACTTATATAGGTATCGTAACTTTCATAACAGGCCCTACAATAAATATTTCTGGGCTATACTTTGTCACAGACTCGGGCCTGGGTTTGGTAACTGACAGCGGAATTTTCTTAGTAACAGGATAACAATGGCAAACATAACAATCTCAGCGCTAAACTCTGTAGGAGTGTTAACAGGGGCAGAAGCTATTCCAATGGACAATTCTACTGGGACAGTAAAAGCTACCGTGTCTGCTATTGCTGCATATGCCACTGCCAATATTTCAGGATATAGTGCCAACCTAAGTATTGGGGGAAATGCGGCTACGGCAACTAATGTCGCGTACTCGGGATTAACAGGAACAATTCCAACTTGGAATCAGAATACTACAGGAAACGCTTCTACTGCAACAAATGTAGCATATTCTGGCTTAACAGGTACAGTTCCTATTTGGAATCAAAACACGACAGGAACCGCTGCTGCGCTTAATTCTAGCCAAGTAGATATTCTATTCACGCCACAAACAAGTGCGCCTACAGCCACACGTGGGGCTGTTTGGTATGACTCAACACTTGATGCTCTTGCATACAATAACTCACTTGGAGAAGTTGTTCTCGGTGAGCAAGTTTTACAACAATATTGCTATAATAATACAGGATCTGCTATTCCTGCTGGTTCTGCTGTTTATGTAAATGGTCAGTTTGGTACTTCACCATCTATTGCTTTGGCGACTGCTGCGGCGATAGCTACATCCAATGTAATTGGTTTGGCTGTTGTTGCTATCCCTAACGGTACTTATGGTTATGTGATTAATCAAGGCGTATTAGCTAATCTGAATACAAGTGGATTTACCGCTGGTCAGACTTTGTATTTATCGGCTTCAACTCCAGGCGGGTTAGTTAATACGATCCCAGGCACACAGTTCTATAACTACCGAGTAGCAATATGCACGGTATCTAGCGCCACTATTGGTCAGGTATTCGTTAATATTGCAACCGCGTATGTTTTGCCTTCGGCTATTGTCAGTCCGATTACCTTTACCGCGCAATCAACTACGTATATCCCATTACAAATATATGGTTATAGCTCGGGACAGATTGCGGACTTGCTTGATGTCTGGACTTACTCAGGCGGTACTAAAGCGCTAAGTATTAGCAATACCGGCGTGGTGGCTATTCCTTCCGCTACGACAACAACACAAGCAGCAACAGATAACACGACAAAGATTGCCTCAACCGCGTTTGCAAATACTGCGGTAAGTAATTCTGTAGCTACGCTACCAGGCTGTAACGTACTAATCAACGGCGACATGAGCATTAGCCAGATAAATAATGGTACTGCGGTTACTCCTGCAACTGGATTTCCTTATATTTTAGAACAATGGTATGCGGCGTTAACGCAGTCAAGTAAGCTAACATTTCAGCAAGTAACAACAAGTTTAAATTCAATCGGAGCGCCACTATCGTTAAAATTTACGACAGCCGCCGCATTTACATCAGCCTCAAGCGATTATTTTGAAATTATCCAGCCAATAGAAGGTAATAATTTTGACAGATTTTTTTATGGGTCAGCGAATGCCAGAGCAGGAAGTTTGCAATTTAAAGCTAATGCTTCTATTGCAGGTACTTATTCAGGTGCAATTACAAATGTAGCGACTACTAGAAGTTACGTATTTACTTTCATTTTAGCTGCAAATACCGATACGCTAATTATTATTCAAAATATCCCAGGAGATAGCAGCGGAACTTGGCTAGGGGCAACCAATGCAGCAGCGGCGACTATTCGCTTTGATCTGGGATCAGGTAGTAACTTTAGAACTACGGCAGGGACTTGGCAGACAGGAAACTACGTAGGAGCA